TTTATATTGTGAACATAAACAAGTAAAATAATGCAATATTTATTAGCTAAACCATCAGATAAATATTATGAATTATTAAATTTATATTATATATTAATTAATCATAGATATAAAAAATTAATACATTTTATAGAAGAAAGGGATAGTCCTGCATGTGATGTATTATGTAATTTTAATGTAATTTGTGCATTTAAATCTATAACAGAGTATAACCAATTTCTAAAAATTAAAGATGTAAATAAGTATGACAAATATTATATAGAATATATCTATAAAAATTTGTATATTGAAAGATTAAATATTATATTAAATAGACCATATATTGATGTAATAAGTAGTTTTTTATCTACTAAAGTAAAAAATACCTATAAACAAATAAAACTAGAAATAGAATTTAAAGATGGTAAAAAACTAATATTAAAGAACAATAAAGAACAGAACTTAAATGTGTATAATATTAATTACATAGATTTACATACAGCTTTACAAAATTTTATTAATTATAATTATTTGTTATGAGTAATATACCAGAGTATTTATGGAGAGATGCTTATAAGGCATACATAAGAGCACATGAATTAGATGATGATTCAGCAGATTTAAATATAGATGAAATGAAGAATTTTTTAATAGATGAATTTGATGATGATATGACTATAGATGATTTACATGATTTTATAGATGCAAATCCAGAATAATGTTAGAATGTCCTTTATGTAAAACAACCAATAAGAACCATTTTTCATCTTATATAGTAGATTTAAATCCTAGTAAATTGACAAATGATACAATTACTGCTAGAGTACAATGTATGTATTGTAGTGATAACTTTCTAGTTGAATCAGATATTAACTGGAAATTTAAAGATACAGTAAAAGAACCCAATCCTAAATACAAACTAACAGCTAGTGTTTGGTATGAAAGTCCATTAATACATGAAGATGATATATATTTACCTAAAGGTGAAATTGTAGAACTTCAAGGATTTTATTTAAGTACACATAGTAAATTTAGTCCATTCAAAACTAAGTATAATCACACAATTAGATTATCTAATAATATAGTAAAAAAGATATAATGAATTATTATACTGTATGCAATCAACAGAACCTTATTGAAGATGTAATTATAAAACAATGTACTATTGATTTTATGATTACTGAACTAACATTATCGCCTATAAAGATAGAAGATCATAGTTTTATATCTGGTGATACTGAAACAGAAGGTAGTTTTAATTTTTCAAATAAGTTGTTATCAATACAATTAGGTAATGTTAATAATTTGTTCTTTATTGCATTTCAGTATTTAACTGAAAATGAAAAATTAAAACTACTAGATTTTATAAATAGTAGCCAAAGTATATTTATATGGCATAACGCTAAGTTTGACTTAAAGTTTTTAAGACTTAATAAGATGTTACCTAAGAATAACTGGTGTACTCTTAATATGGAGAAGCTGTGTTATGCTGGTATAGAACAAGAAAAAGGATTTTATAGTTTAGAGCAGTTATGTTTACGTTACTTTAATGTACAACTTAATAAAGAAGTACGTGGTAGGATTAATCATACTACGATTAACGATACTAGTGTAATATATTATGCATTAGATGATGTAAAATACTTACATAAGATAGTAGAAATACAGATAAATTACTTTAAAAAGTTATCCCAGTATAATCAAATTAATTTAGATAACATAATGGATAAACATACAGTAGTAGGATTAGAAAATAGAGTTCTTCCTGCTTTTGTAGAATGTGAAATGGTTGGATTAAAACCAAATATAAATGCTTTAGCAGAACTTAAAACAATATTAGATTCTGAATTTAATAAAATACTAGATAATATTAAAGAAGTAGTTTTAAATGATCCAATATTAAGAAAACATTTAATTACAACTACTTTATTTGGTGTTGATTATAAGCTAGATTCTAAAGGTAAGATGTTTAAATGGTCTAGTGCTGTACAAAAATTGAAAGCACTAAGATTACTATTTCCAGAGATTGAAAGTACAGAAGGTGTAATACTATATGAGTATCAATTAAAACATCCTATTGTACCGCTACTGATAGAATATAGTAAGTTATTTAAACTTAAAACATCATTTATTGATACATTGCCAACACATATAAGTAGAGTGACTGGTAGGATTCATACTGAATTTAATCAGATACTTAACACTGGCAGAGTGTCAGCTAGTAAGCCGAACGTCCAGCAAATCCCAAAGCATGGTGAATTAGGTAAAGCATTAAGGCGTGTATTTTATGAAGATAACGGATATTGTATTGTTGGTGGGGATTATAGTGGTTGTGAATTAGGTATAATAGCTAATTTTAGTGGTGATCCACTATGGTTAAACACTATTAACAATGGTGGCGATCTTCATGGTACATTAGCCGCACTTACATTTGATATAGATATATCAGAAATTAAGAATAAGACACCATTTAATAAAAATATAAGTTATAGAGATGTACAAAAGTCTATCAATTTTGGACTAGCTTATGGAATGTCTGAATTTAAGTTAGCTAACACAATGAAAGTTACACCAGAAGTAGCTAAAGGTATTATTAATAAATTCTTTAAGATAGTGCCTAAAGTAAAGAAATATTTAAGTATGTTGGGTAAACAAGCAGTAGAAGAATATGCTGCATTTTCAGCACCACCATATTATAGAATAAGGCGTTTTACTTTAGAACAAAACAGGGGTCAAAGAGAACGAGCAGGTAAAAATCATCCAATTCAAGGTACTAATGCAGATATGACTAAATTAGCAATGGTTAAATTATATGAATATCCTAAAGATAAAAATATAAGACTTATGCTCCCTGTGCATGATGAAATTTTAACAAGATGTCCATTAGATCAAGCAGAATGGTGGAAAGGTAAGCAACAAGAATTAATGGAAGAAGCAGCAACTTTTATAGTTAAAGATGTAAGGATTAAAGCAGAGTGTAATATCACACAAACATGGGGAAAGTAATGGATAGATCAGTAATACAAAATGAAGCTATAACAGCTTGGATAAAAAATAAATGTAAAGGTACTTGTAAAATGAGTACTGGGACAGGTAAGAGTTTTGTAGCTATTAAAGCTATTCTCTATATAAAGAATTTAAAGACTAAATTTAACAATGAACCTATAAATGTATTGCATTTATCAGAAAGAACTGATAGATCAGAAGGGTTTAAAGTGCAAATACGGAAGTATTGTGATATATATAATATAGATGTAAATGATTTCTATACAAATACTGCTAAAGTAGATTATAAATGTTATCAAGGTTATAATAGTCTTAAAGATACTAAATATGATTTAGTAATTTGTGATGAAATACATGAAGCATTAACACCTACATACTATAATGTATTCTTTTATGTTAGTAGTAAAGCTATTATAGGATTAAGTGCAACTATTCCATATGTGAAGTATGAATTAGAAGATGATGTGTATGTAAGTAAATTTAGATTACTTGAAAATGTATGTCCTATAATATATAGTTATGATTTAAAAACAAGTATAACTAATAAAACAAGTAGAACTAATAATTTATTCTTTATAAAATGCAATTTAACAGTACAAGAAAATAACTATTATGCTTTATTATCTGATACCATATCAAGTAATCCTACAGCTATATATGCAAAACAAGCTGGTGGAAAAAGAAGTGTATTAATGAATAATTCAGATGAAAAGGTATTATATGCTAAAAGTTTAATAGCTTATTTTAATAAACATAAATCTAAAAGCATACTATTTACTACTAACACTACAGTACTTAAAAACATTTTACCTAATCAAGCTATACTTGGTGAGAATAAGAAAGGTAATGATGCTATAATGCAGCGTTTTGTTAGTAATTTATTTTATGTAATTGGTTCTTTTAAAATGTTAAAGCAAGGAAATAATATTGATAATTTAGATAATTGTATTATCTTAGCATCAAATAATTCTAATATTCAATTAGATACTGTACAAAGAGTAGGTAGATTGAGATTGGACAATGAGAATAAAGGTAATGTTATTGTATTATATAATGAAGATACTTTTGAAATAAAGTACTTAGTTAAAATACCTACAGTATTACACAACACTACACCAATTTTATGTGATAATTTAAATGAATTTTATGATAAATACGAAAATATTAAGTCTCTTAAAGACACATAATGTAAATGAATGTCATGCAATAGCATATTTATATTCATTATACAGATATGATAAGAACATAGATTGGATTCCTATAGAAGCTAGAAGTCAAGTAAAACTACTTGGTATAGTATCAATTAATGATGGTTTGCCTACATTTAATATACCACTATTTGAAGGTGAAGTATCACAACAACATCCTATACTAGCATTGTCTGATACAGATATAGCTAGTTTTGTTGTTAATAAATTTATACCTTTATTTCCATTACCATCTGTAACTGGATTAACATATAGTGTTACTGGTAATACAGATCAGTGTAAAGTAAGAATGAAGAAATTTATCAAAGATTTTAATAAGTTATTTAATTTAAAATATTCACAAGCAGAGATATTTAATATAATACTACAAGCCACTGGAGATTACCTTAATGAAAGACAAGCATTAGGTTGGGGTTTTACTAAGAAGAATGTCAAGTTTATATATGACGATAATGGTTCTGAACTTGAAAATAGGGTAAGAGCAATACTTAACCATGAGAGATCACATTACTCTCAAATGGCTTTATTCTCTAAAGAATTATAATGCAAGTACTACAAGACGTAAAACAAAGAATATCTAGATTAAAGTCTGGTTTTAGTAATTCTATACCTTATACATTAGCAAAACTAAGAGATGTTTTGCCTGGTATAGAAAAGGGGTTTTATATTATAGTTACTGCTAGTACTAAAGTAGGTAAGAGTCAGTTAACAGATTTTCTTTTTGTATTTGCACCACTATCCTTGAAGTGGTTAAGTATGCAACACGATAATAATCCAACAGGTGTTAAACCAGTAGGATATTTTAAAGATGACTTTACTGTAGATTATATTAGTTTAGAACTATCTAAATTAGAGAAAGAATATAGCATTATATCTCATTTTGCTACTTTAAAGTCAGGAAAATATGGTGATCCTATTACTATTGAAAAGTTAAAGAGTATTAGAGTAGAATTAGATCAAGACGTACTAACATTATTAGAAGGTATGAGTGATTTTCTTACATTTGTAGAAAATAGAGTGACTATAGTAGATGATTTAAGTACGGCTATACAAATAATGAACTATATAAGAGCACAAGCATTAAAATATGGTAAGTTTGACGAACATAATAGATATATACCAAATAATCCATATATTTATAGAATATTTATAATAGACCATCTAAGTTTAATGCTTAGTGATAATATACATACTTCTATATTTAGTAGTATAGAAGCGTTAAGTAAATTTATGGTTAGTGCTAAAAAAATATATGGGTTTACTTTTGTACCCATACAACAACAAGCAGCACAAGCTGAAAATATACAATCAGTTCAATTTAGAAATGCAGAACCAACATTAGATAACTTAGCAGACAACAAAGGTACTGCAAGAGATGCTAACTTAGTACTAGGTTTATATTCTCCTATGAGAAATCGTATTTTAAATCATCATGGATTAGATGTAAGTAGTTTAGGAGATAATTATCGAAGTTTACATATATTAGCTGATAGAAATTATGGTCAATTAGGTAGTTTTATAAGATTACATTTTGATGGTTCGTGGAATAATTTTCAAACATTAAATACAAAGTAAGTATGTCACAAGCACTAGTAGTAGCAGCAGGATCAGGTATGGGTAAATCTACTTCAATAGGTAAGATACCATCATTGGAGCATGAAGGTTTAGACCCACAAGAAACAGTTTTAATCAATGTAATGGGTAAACCATTACCATTTAAGGAAGGTAGAGATGGATATAAGAAAGCCATAATGGAATTTAATCAGTTATCTAATAAGTATGAAATTAAAGTAAAAGGAAATTTACTTGAATCTAAAAATGCTAGAGAGATAATTGACTTTCTTTATATTATAAATCAAGTACCTAAAGTAAAGAATGTAGTAATAGATGATTTTCAGTATATAATGGCTGATGAATTTATGGCTACTGCATCGGTTAAGGGATTTGAAAAGTTTAACAAGATAGCAGCTAATGCTTATTATGTTATGCTAACTGGATTACAGCTTAGAGATGATATAGTTTTCATAGTTTTAACTCATAGTGAACCTGTTACTGATGGAAATGTAATTGTAGATTACAAAATTAAAACTATTGGTAAGATGTTAGATGATAAAGTAACTTTGGAAGGTCTTTATTCAATTATTTTGTTTGGTGATGTGATAAAAGATGTAGATGGAAACCTTAAAAAAGTGTTTTTCACCAATTCAACTGATAAATTCAGACAAGCAAAATCTCCTATAGGAATGTTTGAAGATAGTATAATTAAAAATGATCTTGGCTACGTTGTAAAACAAGT